ATCTGCTTTTATAATTTTTTTTGCTCCTTGAAAACCTTTTTTAGCAACTTTAAATGCTTTACCAAATGGAATAAGACTTGTTCCAGCATCCATAAGAGCTTCATTTCTAGCTTCTGGAGTTTTAGCATTATATGCGTCATATAAATTTAATCCTGAAGAAGCTACATTAGCAGCAAACCCAACTCCTGGAATAAAAGATGCTCCTAATAGTCCTGCATCAAGACCTTTTCTAAAACCGCTTTCTGAATCAAATAGACCTTTAGAACCATTTGCATATCTTTTTATATTACTTGTTCCTTTTTTATAAGGTCTTCCTGGATTAGGATCTTTTTTATTAGCATTAATCATCATACCTAGAGTATTTCCTACTGAGGAAGCAATGCCTCCAAGATCTGGATTTGAGAAAAAATCTTTTGCTTTATCTCCAAAAGAAGGTTTATATTTAGGAATAGAAACTTGTTTAGGAGTTCCAGAAATAAGTGGAACATCAGCTGTTCTTACTGAAGCCATTCTAGGAGTCATAAGACCATCAGCTCCTATTTGATATTTCTTAATGCCTTTCTTATTCATATTTATTAAAGATTTTGCATAATCTTATATTGTGCATTAGAGAGAGATTTGTGAATCTCTGCAAATACAGGATTCAATTGTTCTCCATAAAGTTGTCTAAAGATAGAAGCTAACTCTGAGAGTTTAGCTACAATTTCTTCCTTATTAACAGTAGGTTTAACTTCTACTACAGGAGTTACAACTTCCTCTTTCTTTTCTTCTACAACAGGAGTAACTTCAGGAGTAGAAGTTTCTACAATTGGAGATTCTACTTTAACTTCTTCTTTAGGAGTATTACTTGATTTTGCCATGATTATATATTTATATTTTTTATACGCTATTTACTTTTTGGTTTATACTTAAGAGCTTTCTTCTTAACTGCAATCTCTTCTTTCTTAAGTGCAAGTTTTTGTTGCTCTAATCTCATATTATCAGCATGAACTTTATCTTGTTGAGCATTCTCTCTAGATTGCATTTCTTGTTGTATCTGCATCTTAGATTTCTCAATAGCAAGTTTTTGCTGTCTTTCTACCTGATCAAATTGCTGTTTAGATTGCTGTAAAGCTACCTTAGTTTGTTCCATTACATCTGGAATCATATTCTGATTAACATCTGGGTTACTCATACCAACAGTTCCAAGAGCTCTAATTTCAGCTTCTCTAAGTCTAGCTTCTCTATCAAGTTGTTTTTGGTTTTCTTCTCTGTCCATTTTCTCTCTAGCAATCCTCTCAGCACTCTCAATTTGCTGTTGCTGAACTTGAGATTGTTGTTCTTGCAGTTTTTGTTTTCTTTCCTCAGATTGCTTAATGGAGGATTCTACCTCAGCAATAGAGTTAGATTTGAGGAGAGTAACAAAGTTAGAGAACTGCAGAGTTCCAGATGAGATACCTTCTTTAGCAAGTCCCTTAAGTTGTTCTAGGATAGCATTATCCTTAATACTATCAGAAACATATAATCCAAAGTCTGTATTTAAGAGAGAAGATGTATTTAAGACTGTTCTAGAAAACTCATCAAAAACAAGTTTACCACGCTCACTAGTTGCATATGCAATCTTAGCTATCTCTAGAAGATGTTCCAAGACCTTCTCCTTAACCATAGAGTGTTCATGGAAGTATATCTCAGTTAAGGCATTACTCTGTACTACAGCTCTTTCTACACCTCCTACAGTCTCAGAAGAATTAATTTGACCTTTTCTCTGTCTAGATATACCAGTAATATTCTCTACTGCATCTTCAATTTTAGAGAGCATTGAGAAGTAACCCTGAATAGAGTTACTTAGAGTCATATCTATCCCAGTAAACTGGTTAAATTTTGATACAGAAGATGGATCTCCTTCTCTACCTTCCTCAGCAGAGTTTACAAATGCAATACCCAGAGTATCAAAGTAATACATCCACTGCTCTACTGTCCATCCCTTACTTTTAGGGATTTGAGCAATATCCATTACAAACTTCTTACCCTTTGCCTTAGCAAATTCCAACTCTAGTCTGTACCAGATGATGTTGTAGAGGTATTGATAGGGTTTAATGAGATCAACAAGTGAGGTTGGTTTGCTGTTGATGTTGTTGAATATTCTACCAATGAATGGAAGTTTACACTTGTATGGGTTATCCACTGTGTTGAATTGATAGGGACTCTCGTAAGCAAAGAAGATTGTTGGTCCAACTTGCACTCCAATCCATGTCCTTGGAATCCAGTTCCACTCAACTGTGATTTCCCCTTTAAGTTCTTCAGGAATCTTAAAACTTTCATCAACAACTTTCTTTTGTACTTGTCCATTTTGATCAAGGTAAGTTGCAGTCCCAATTTTTTTCTCACTTTTCCATGTGGTAAGTTGCATGAGAATTTTGGTACCTGTGTAGTTGTAGTGTGGATAGGTTGTTGTAATGACTTCTGGAGATTGTCCATATGATGCTGTAGCGTTAAATATTTCTGCACTTCTTAAGTTTTCTTTATCTTTATCTGTTAATCTGTCTCCAAACCAATCTAGTATTTGTCCTCTATCTAACCACATTCTACCTACTGCCCAATCACAATCCTCAATAAAGAGTGAGTCTTGATTCTTATCACACTCAAAGTGAATAGGATTCCAAGGGATTAAGACTGGTTCATTATTAAAGATACCTGCATAATATACTTCCTCTGCACAAGTAAGTGCATTCTGAAAACCTCTAATAAAGTGATTCTTAAGCTTTAAGGATTTCTCAAGATGTTGTAGTAATTTATTAGCAGTAATCTCTACAGAGTTTGTATAAGAGTTAGTAAAGTAGTTCTCTACTTCTGCTGGAGTTTCTGATTCTACCTTTTCTCCAAGAGCATTCTTAAGGACTGCAAGATAGGAATATTCTAAAGCTTCTTTCTTGTCTTGCAAGTATTGGTTAAAGCCTTCTCCAGCAGTGGAGACAACTTTATAGGTAAATGGTCTCTTAAGCTCTTCTCCAACAAGTTGAAGAACTGAGGAACGGACAATATTATAGTCCTGAAAGTTAGCAGGAAGATTACCAATGCTATCATGTATATCAACACCATAAGGCTTAGTGACATAGCTAAAGTCTTCAATGTTGACAATAGAGTTAAAGAGATCATAATTAATTTGTTTAGCCTCTCTAGAAGTCCTACTTCCTGAGAGGTTAGAGTAAGCTCTACCTACAAGGGCAATAATACATTTCTTTTGCCAATCTAGGGTTTCCTTAGTTTTCTGAGGTACTCGTTGTTCTGGAAGAGGTGGAATCATTAGTTACTAAATAATTTAGAAGAGAAAAAATCTCTACCATTCCTCTTATACGAGTCTTTAAAAGCAGGCTGTATCCTAGTCAACTCAATACTTCTAATAAGGGATAGTGAGAAAGATATAAATCTATCAAAGTTACCTCTACTATTATAAGTAATAAGTTCCTGTAGAAGTCCTACACTTTTAATTTTGTATACATTACTTTTACCATCCTCATACTCCTCTCTTAACCAGTTATTTACATAGGTAATGAGTTCATTCTTAACAGAGGAATATGAATTGCCGACAACTCTGATACCATAGGTGTTGGAGTGTTGGTTAGATGCAGCCTTGACAATACTAGGTGTTCTGGATAATAGATGTAACTTATGTTTGTTCTCACAGTGAGTTTTGAAATTGTTGATGTTATTCTCATATAGACAACTTGCGTTATAGTACTCTATTAGTAGGATGCACTGATCATAAAACTCTTTGAAGTTCTGTGGCCTACCTGTATATTCTGCAACTGGAAGATCATGGGTTTCTTCTCCAATAGCATACCTCTTAAAGATAAAGAGTGAGCCAAGAGACTCACTATAATTAGCTTCATCTGTTGCATATGGATCTAGTCCTCCAGTGTATAAATTATACGATGTACCTGGGGTTGGTTTCTCCCAAATCTGTATACATCCACTCTTATCTAAGCTCTTATCTCTATACTCTAAAGGTCTGAGGGACAGGTCTGGAATGAATTCTGCATTACCTCTCTCATCATAAGACATTCTGCCACAGATACCTTTATACTCATCCTTAGTCATGCATAGACCTAGCTGTTTACGCAGGTCTTCTGTAGGAAATACATTATTAGAGATAATTTGGAAAGCTTCAGATGGTGACCAAGCATACTCAGTAGTATGTCTTAGATACTCATCAGGGCTCTTTGCTTTAGCCTTCTTATTCTCCCTTAGCTTCGTAAGAAGCTCCTTAGCCTTAGGTATATCTGAGTTACCTTCCTTATCATAAGCCCCTTCATAGTTCTGATACATAGGAAAGAAGAAACCAGTACTCTTCTCAGGTAATCCATCTTCATCCCATACATTCTCAAAGGGCATCATATTATAATTGTCTGGATTATAATACATCTCAGCAAAATCAATAGTACCTGCTTCCATATCACCACCAGTACCAAAGACAATCATCATCCCAGTATAGTAATCACCAGCCTTAATAGAGGGTTCCATAGCATAATAACTCTCATTCCAATTAATGAAGGTACCAGCCTCTTCTACAATAATCTTAGACGCATCAGCTCCCCTTGCAGCATCAGGGTTATTTTGAAAGGATACACAAGTAATAGCACTTTGGTGTCCTTTAGAGAGCTCAGTACCATCATCAGTATACTCAATATAACCACTCTTAATTCTACCATCAGCTATCTTATTAACAAGCCTACTTCTCTTAAAAGCTGGACAGTTAGTATTCAAGTGGTTAAGCATATCCATTACCTTAGTAAAGATACCAATCTCTGAGAATAGATACTTCTTATCATAAGCAGCAACAAGGGTAAGGGATTTCTTAATGAAGGTATATTCCCAAGCAATAGTAGCAGCATTCTTATAAGAGAAACCTCTCCTCCTTGCCTTACCTACTATCATACTCTTACCTCCCTCTGTCCAAAGGACTTTATTGTTTAGGTGTAAGGTTGGAATTAAAGATGGGTCTATACCATTCTCTGCAATCTCTAGAAACCAGAAGTACTCAAAGTCACCATCCCAAAAGTCAGGAAGTAAGAACCCCTTAGATACCTTTCTCTTACCTCTATTATCATCAGTAAGATTTACTTTATTGATGAGGCAATAGTTTAGATAGAAATAATGTTTGCCAGTAATCTTAGCACCTGAGACTTCATACCCTTCCATACATCTAGTAAACTCTTGATCCCAAAACCTATCAAATTCTAGTGTTCCAGGAAGAGCATCAGTGTACCTACCAGAGGTTATAAACCTATTACCAGCTTCTCTAAAGGGTTCTGTATTAACCCAGATACCATTCTTATTCCTTACTGCTCCCATTTGTTAATCTTTGCTCCTGCTCGAACTTTATTCTGTGCTACATTCTCAGATTCTACTTTCTCTTTTAAGCCTTCTAGAGTTGTTATTACTTGCAGAGTATTCTTAAGTGCATCAGTAACTTCCTTAACCTTGTAAACAGGATTACCTCTAGCATCTAAGAGTGCATAATCTACATTCCTAAAGTATGCTCTAGTCTGATTGGCAGCATGTATAGCATCCTGAAGGTAGCGCATATTAAAGCTGTAATTAAGTTCCTTATATTTCTCAATAGCTGCCTTAAGTTCCGGTGTAAGAGTAAGTTCTAGATCCTTATTAAGGGCTGTTATCTTCTGTTCCTCATCATAAGCTCTATAAGGAGAGTTATAATCAGCAAATAAGTACACATACTTAAAAGCCTGTATACCATTATCCTTCTTATTGGCCTCATATAGAGCTTTAAACTCTGGAATTAAGAGGCAAGCCTCATGCAGAGTTACAGTAGCACTATTTATCTCTATTATTTTCATCTATTAGCTTCTTAAATTTTTTATATACCTCTCTCTTAGAAAGTTTTCTAGTAAAGGTGCCTATATACCTAACTGTTATCTTAGGTTTTTTCTCCCTCATTTCTTTTATAGTAGAGGAAAATGCAAACTTTATAATAGCATCTACATCCTTGTACGGAATTTGCAGATTCTCAGCTACTTCCTTAATTATTTGCTGGATCCTCACTAAAGATAAATTTAATATCTGCTAGGTATATACCATTTCTAAAGCCTGAGGAAGTTAAGAGACCTTTCTTTTTTAAGGATGCCTTAATGTTGTTGTAAGAAGCATCCTTTAGAGAGAGTTTATCCTTAATTTTCTTGTTAGTCTTAGGGGAGTTTAACAACTCCCAAGCAATTTGAGGGGTACTTTGCTCCTGAAAGGCTTCGTATTCCCTAAGCAACTCTGCAGCTACCCTAATTTCTGTCTCTGTAAGGTTAAAGTTTAGTGCCATAACCTTCATATAGTTGTGATAGGTATCACCCCTCACTGCTATTAGCCTCTGTTTCTCCATCTCCAAAAGGTATCTTAAGTTGCAAATTATTCATTTCTTCTTCAAAGTGTAATTTCTCAGCATCATTAATAAGACGCATAATCTCATCAGGAGTTTCTAAGAAGTTAAACATTATATCCTCAGTTAAACCTTGCATAATTGTAAAGGTATACTCAGTTAAGGGAGAAGTTTGATCTCCTATAAGGATAAAAGGAGGTAGTGTATTAAAGGCAAAAGTAATATTCTTATAAGCTAAGTTCTCACCCTCTATAACAGTCTCTCCAGCTTCCCTTAACATCTCTGCAATATCATGTGAGATAGCTTTTCCCTTAGCATCTTTAAGAGAATCCTCAAAAACTAGTAATTTTAATTTTATACTTTTCATTCTTATTCGTATTATTACTGCAAATATATATAAAATATTTATGAATAGACAATACAGGAGAAGAATTCAGAAGATGCAAGAGAAAGAGTATAAACTTTTTGTTAAGAAGAATAAGAATTTCTTAGATGCAATTAAGGGGGACTCTGGATCTCAAGAAACAATGCAAAGAATTAAGGAACTTTTAGATAATTATGGGAAACAAGAACAGACCTTGGAAAGAGGAGAAGAAAGTATCACCACAGAAGAAGAAAGAACAGAAACTCAAGGAGACTCAGAAAGCATTAAGCAAGTTGAAGTGGGAAGCTAAGGTTAAAGGAAGTAGAAGATCAGATTTATTTGATGAGTAAAAATAAAAAAGTTTATGGCAAAAATTAAGAGTGCAGAAAGTACCTTCAAGAAGAAGCATAAAGTTTCTCTTGGTAGACATGCTAAGAAAGATAGTTTATCTAAAGGTAGTAAGAGGTATAAGAAACCTTATGCAGGACAAGGAAGATAAAGTTTTTTAACTTTTTCTTAAGAAAGCATTATAATGTCAGAAATTTCTCGTATAATTATTTAAAATAATTACATACATTTAAATATGTATTTGCCCATACTATAGGTAAGTTTGATTACCTCAAGTAGTTAGGGTTAAAAGAAAGAGAGAATCTAAGAGGCATTGTATAGCATATGCAATCAGGGGTAGTAGCTAAGTTACTACCTTTTTGTTTTTTATATATATTTGTAAAAAATATAATTATGAAAAGAAAAAAAATAATAGACATTATAACTGAGAATAATTTTAAGGAAATATCCTCAACTCCTGCAAATATGTATTCAATAATGTTTGATGCTGAGGGTAAGGATAAAGTAATTTGCAGAGCTAATTGTAAAATATTTACTTATGTAGATGATGAGTATGTACTTTTAGATACTAGTGTTACTCTTAAAGCCTATTATTATGAGAAGTATGAAGATATAAACAATGAGATTCAAATACACAGAGCCAATAGACTTATATTTGAGGGGAAAGTAGAAACTGAGGAAGAGTTTGAGATCCTTTTGAGGATGCTTAGTTTATAAAAAAGTAAGATTTTATTTTACAGTTTGTAAAAATTTTATACCTTTGTACTGTAATAATACTGGAGGAAACTCTGGTATTGTATTTTTATCATTTTTCTTTTAGTCAAATACCTCCTAAGTCTTACTTCAGGGGGTATTTTTTTTATTTTTTTTTAAAAAAAATTTTTTGAAAAGTGTGTGGTGAGTGGATATATACCATTTAAGTCCCCCAGGTTCCTAATAAAAGCCGGAAGGCCCTAACCAAATAATAATGAAAGTCATTTTCCACTCATTCCGTAAAGACAGGAAAGGATATCCTGCTTACGAAGAAGGCTGCAAAACTGCCTTAGTAATTGCCAAAGATAATGCTTACATGCTTGGCGGTACTGCACTCTTTATATCTGCATCTCCTTGCAGAGAGAATAAACCTGGGGACATCATAGACCTTGGGGATGATGTGCAGATAGTAGACATGGTAGACAGAAAGACTGGCGAGGTCATGAAGCATTCCTCAGGAGATGTATTCAAGACCATTGGCATGCTGAAGGGTGCGTAAGCACCTTTCTTTATTGTGTTCTACTGTTAAGATAGGAGAAGAATCCGTGTCTGCATATGTGTCTGCAGATATTTTTCTTCTTTCTTTGTCTTGTGTTATTAAGTGTAAGTGATTGATAATCACTATAAACCTCCATCACTTAAGTTTCAGTTTTCAGGCTATTACTGATTCTTATTTCATTCAATAAATATAGCCAAACTTTGTTCCTGCAATTTCTTATGAAAAAGACTTTTATTGTTTCTACTTATAACTCTCATGAATTTATTCATACTGAAGATGCTTATTGCAAACTTCAGTTGATGGTTAAATACCACAACAAAGGTTATCAAGTATGGGACTATCCACTATGGTTAGTTAAGTTCATAAAAACTAAGTTCAACATTTCTCTTAACTGGGGAAACAAGAACTGCAACATTGAACTTCTTGTTCCAGGTTCTGACCAGATTACTTGGCATACACCATACAGTGATTGTTATTAACAGTCACTGTATTTTTTCTTTAAGGTTGATAAACCTTGACAAGCATATGGGGCTACTATATCATTCTATACTTAGACTACTAATCTTTGTATAGTATCAAACACTTTAGTAGAGTGTAATGGTAAGTTAGTGCAGACTTAAAAACTATGCAGTTATAAGCAACTTGATATGTTGTGGAAGTTATATAACTTTAAGTACCATGTTTATATACATAGTATAGTAAACAATATGGTCATCTCTAACAGTAAAAACTCACCTGTTAGATGCTCAATGATGTGAGATATCATAATAGTATAGGACAAGATGTGTTGAGCCACATAAGCAGACTGGTAATCTGTGTAATCCTGTACATTAAACCTAACAATGTAAGCCTGTGCCCAAAAAAAGCAAGCCAGGAAGTAATCTACCAAAGATTGCGAG